CGATATTACGGTCAAGAATCGTCACCTCTGAAGGGGTCTGAATAGAAAAAGTCTGGGACGATGGACTTGCTGAAGTAGCGGGATACACTTGAGTAGTCACATTCTGTCCTGACTTTACCACACCAAAAGGCAAACTATCAGTCACGCGCATACGAGCGTCCTCCACGAGGACTTTCCTGAAATCTGCTGAACTCATACTAAATTGTGTTTTATGCTAGTATTATTCTTTTGTTTTTATATATAATTTCGTCGTTTATTCCTTATTCCATTTTACCTTGTAGGTATTCCTTCGCGAACCTCGTCATCCATCGCTCCACTTCGTCATTCAGCACATTCGCCACGAATGCCCTCTCGGGCGTGTGGAGGCCGTAGGAGCAGGAGCCGTTTAGCGTGTTTAGCATCTGAAATTGCCAAACCGCCACGCTGTTAGGATAAGGCCAGTCCAGCAATCTTCCATAGTCCTCTTCTTCTATGATGGTCGGATGGTCGCGGGTGTGAATCTGCCCGAACATTTCCACCATCGGATTCCTTTCGCTATCAAGCCACGCTATCATCTTTTCCAGCATTTCGGCATCGGTTATTTTCTTGTCATCCTCGTCGCCCCCATCCTCGTCAACATATTCCGCGTCGTTGTATCCGATTTGTCTGGTGTCTTTCACTTCCTCAATCCATCTCTCCGTGTTGTGTATCATCTCACCATCCATCGGGCAAAACTCACGTATATTCGCCCGTATGTCGTCTTCTAGTTTTGCGCGAAACTCTGCTGTCTTTCGCGTAAATCCGCTGAATAAGTCCTTTGCCATCGTGTCGTATCGTGTGTGTGTAAACGCTGTCATCTGGCGATAAGTTGAAAATCCATTTCAATTTTTTATGGATTCAATTGCTAATTTCTCCGCCTTCTTTTTGTCTCTGTATTCCTTCATCGCATCCAGTTTCTTCTGCTTTTCTTCGGGCGTCATCGCGTCTCGCTTCGCCTTATCACGGGCGGCGATTTTCTCTTTGTTTTGATTATAATACTCGGTTTGCCTTTGTAGGATTTTTTCTTTGTTTTGTTCGTAGTGTTCCGCGTCGGCTATCCGTCTTTCTTCAAGGTGTCTCTGCCGATACGATGCGTTATATTCCGCCTTCTTCTCTGGATGCTCCGCCATATATGATATATAACTTTCCTTCTTCTGCTGTTTCTTTTCTTCGGGGGTGCGATGACCCCTATTTTTATTCAAGCAATTCGCATCGCCAATATATTCTCTTATAAGTCTATCCTCTAACATATCAAGCGGTTCTCCTATAGTTTCCACACCTAACACTCGGATTGTGGCGGTTGAAATATCCTCTTCTGGATACCACACCGCCAATCCGCTCCCACTCGCACCCCGAAACTGATGCTCCCTCAATCGCTTTTTGAAATCAACCCCTTCAATCTTTCCAATATAAAACTTTCCGTTCAGCAAATCCACACGATACACAGGCATAATGATTATGACGCTTATATACTCATTATACATTTCTCTTTAAATCAATTTTTTTCAAAGAAAGTATCCTAATCGTTCTAGTCCACTCTTGCGTTGTAGAAGTCTTTCCGACGAAAGAGAATCTTTATAGACGCAACACACCCGACCCCTAACTGAAACCGATGAAGATTTGAAAATTTGTCCTTCCAGAATACCGAAACTTCCACCGCGCTCACGGGGGTAGTGCCACGTAAATCCAACATACGATATTCCGCCGTCGGCGTATATGTAATCCGCACCTGTGAACTCGTGCCTGTCGCACCCTGTAATTCAAAATCCGTAAGGACTGGTGCCGTCACGTTGTTATTTGAACTGCCACCAACCGGTTTTGAAGTGGTGCCATTCCAAAAGTTAAAAATGACTGGTTTTGATAACAGCGTGTTTTGAACGGGTAGTAGCGATGTAGAAAATACGATGGACTGGACTGGCGACCATAAAATCGTGGTGCTGTTTTCCTGCGGGACTGTAATCTGCGGGATGGATGCCGTCAGAGTAGAAACTGGAATTAGGGGGAATGTCGGCCTGCTTCCACCAGTAGTATTCTGGTATTGATTATTGTAGCACACTATTTGATATTCGGTTCCACGAGCGAGATTCGGTGCGTCGTTTCCTTGAAAAGTCGTCGGGATAGAGTTCAGTAGCGTCCAAGCGGGAGTATTCATATACACCGAAATCACGCGTCCAGTAAAAGTCGCAGGAGTAGCAATATTAATTAAAGGTAAATTCTGGTCGTAAGTGTCATAGATATAAGGGGGTGCGGTGGTTGCCAACGCCGGAGGGCATAAGGGCATATTTATTGAGAATAACTCCGCCGCGGGGTCGTATGTAAACTGCGGGCAGTAATTCTGGTAAATTGCGACGGGGGTTGCCGCGGTATTTCCAATCACCGGTTGCCCCGCCGCCGTCAACGTCGCGTTCATCCTATTAAAAGCCGTTTTCACCGCATTATTCATTATCGCCAACGCTCGTGAAAACTCATACACATAATAGTAAGGGTTAGATAGGGTCTGAAACACAAACGGCGCAGCCGGAACCGGTAAAGTCAAATCATCTGGAATAAACTGCCAGTTTGTAGGGCCTCCGGCCGCCGCCGTCGTGTAATACGTCACGGGGGCTGCTGGAACGGCGTAATCCACCACTTTCATAGTGAATGAATATATCAGTTTATTCGGGTCATTCTGCCCCGCCGCCAACAACACATCAGGCGACCAAATCGGAAGTGTAGGGCTATCTAGTGTAAACCGCACAACCGAAAGTAGATAGTCCTCTGGATAATTGATAATAGGATTCTGACGGGTTTCAGTAAAAGTAAGGGCGGGTGCCGTATCACCAGTAAGGGTCGGGTCGTAATCCGTCACTACGTTAATGTCGTAGTATAAATTATAGGGGTCGGATGAATTTAAATTCCCCCGTGTCGTAATTCCACTCATACTGATTTTCCTTTGTTTTATATTCGTTATCCTCTTTTTGTTTTTATTATTAATTTCCATCTTTTCTAGATGATGCGTCCAAAAACATAGCAAACCAAAAAAAATTGAAATGGATTTTCAACTTATGCTGGATGATGTGCCTCCACCAGATAATCAATATGACTAGCCTTCTTGCCGACTTTGCCCCCGATGCCATATTCACCGTCCCCGATGACGTCATCGCCGAGATGGTGGACGACCGCGACGCTCCTAACATTTATCCCTACAAAAAATGCTCCGTGTGCGGAGAAAGAAAAAGTTGCGGAAACTACCAAGAAAACGACTGGTTTTGCGAGGACTGCGAAGCCCCTAAACCCGTCGTCCTGTGCGCCGACTGCGGAGATGCCATCCCTGATACCGAAAATCTTGATAAGTGCTGGACGAACGACGGTGAAACCTTCTGGTGTGAGGGGTGCCGTGAAGACCACGTGGAAGAATACATCCGTGAAAGAGACGGCGACGACGACTGGGATAGGTATGTGTGTGGCGTGTGCGGTAAGACAGAACCGAAAGATGTGGAGTGGGATGTTGGTGACTCGTTGGATTTTCGTGGCGATGTGATTTGCCCTGCCTGCGAAGCCCCCTAATCATCCTCCTTCAAGTCGGGGTCTTCTAAAATATAAGCACATTTCTCGGATAAAATGGCCTGTGGATAGTTCTTCGCAATCGTGACCCAGCGAGAACTCAACTTTTTTATCTCTTTCATCATCTTCGGTGTAATACCAATATAATTCTCCAGCACATATTTCGTGCTCTTCGTCATAACCGACATCGGGAATATTGTTACAAAATGACACTCGTTTAGCATCTGGCGAGTCGTCTGGCGGTCGCTCGGTAAATGGAATGTAAGAACACAACTAATTTTATGATGGCGTCCAGTCTGGAGTATCTGGTCTAGTATCTTGAAAACCTCTTTTCGGTGTGATTTATTTGCGATGGTATCACAATCATCAAATATCACCATACTATCCGCGAACTCACTCGCCTCAATCGGGTCGCTCACCAACGAATCATCTATTTTCGGGCGTTTCAGATTACGAATATCATCTACGCTCACATCTTCAGGTAAAGTTGAAAACATATATACAGGGCGGTCAGGAAATTTCTTCGTGTATTCTTTACATATCATCTTCGTATAATATGACTTACCGCTGCCTGACGCGCCAACAACATACCAGATTTGCCTTTCGGTTTTAGGGTTTATGGACTGGACGAATTTGCCCTCATCACCATCGGGTATCGTCGCCCGCGCAAATGAGCGGACTTTATGCTCTTTTAGTCCTTTATCATCAGCGGACGCCAAAAACAGTTTTGTTCCATCATTACTACCGCCTTGTATCCGTGCGAATGCCGCACCGCATTTCTCCATATTGAAACTCATAATAGCAATATTCTCTTTCTATTATGATATAATTGATTTGTTTTTATTATTATTCAGATGATATTACATAATATATCTTTCGCTGCCTTATTGATGACTTTCATATTGCTCCTGATGATGTTATCAATCCTGCCTCTCGTGATGCTCCCCTTGCTATCAATTTTCTTCTTGAAAAACGCTTCTGCGAGAGATTTTAGTGGTTTTACACTTTCCCATTTGAGTTCTTGGACTGCTTTCATCTGGCTCGTCTCCTGATACAATTTTCCTACCTCCGAATTGAATAGATTGACTAGAACAATACTCATATCAGGGTCGTCATTTTTTAAACGCATCATCGCGAAAAGCCGTTTTAAAGCCTTGAAATACGAACCTTCACTTATCAACGCCCCGAACTCTTGCTCGAGGTCTTTCAGCAGGTCGTCCACTTCTGTATCATTATCGCCGAGAGAATACATACAACTCGCGTCGTAAAACTCATTATCCTCTTTCCGTAAAACCACGTCCACCTTCATAAAATCTAGGTCTTTAAATGGTATTTTGCCGAAAAAGGCGTGATTGAACTCCTCCGCTCGGTATATGCGTTGCTTCTGCCCCCGCTTTGACTGGAGTTTAAATTCAACGAAATACAATTGAGGGTCTTGAGAGATTTTGTTTATCACGTCGTTTATGCCAGTAAATATAATATCTCTCGGAAGGTCGGATAAATCCATCGTAAAATCATAATCACCGGTATACAATTGCGATTTCAGGCCGGCTGAACCTATCAGTCGGGGTTTGCGGTCATTCACCGTGAAGGCCTTGACGAGGGGGTATTCCTCTGACGTCGGATACGCTCTTTCGGTTATTGTTGTCATTTGATTATATGAGTATTTGTTTTTATTACAATTATCATTTCTCTAATGCCGCGATTTCTCTCTTCAGTTTATCTCGTTCTGCTCTTAAAGATGGGGCTTTCGCCGCAATCTTATCCTCTTTCCCTACTACGTCTGGCATCAAATATCTTCGCATCGCAGAACTATCCATTCTCTCAATCACTCCAAGTTGCGCCTCAACTTCTTCAAGTCGTTTCTTCTTTGATTTAATTTGTTCTGGTTTAGATTTGCTTTTTTCTATGCGTTCAACTTCCGCATCCAACATCCCTTTTTGTGCTGGCGTGAGTGATTCTATTACGCGTTCTACCATCAAATCTCCACGAGCAAGAATAACGTCTTTGAATTCAACGATTAAGGCCTTCACTTTCGGAGCAATCACATTCCTCACTTTTCTCGCTTCATCCTGTGCTATTTTTTGCCTCACCGCTGGTTTAGGTTTCGACTGAACTATACTTTCAACTATCTCATCAAAAAGCACATTCCAAACCGCTTGCCTCTTTCTTCCAAACCCACTCCCCCTTACGAAATGCTGAATTTCCTGTATGCCATCTATTTTTTCTACCAGTTTCATACACGCCTCCGCCATTTGTGAAAAGAAAAAGTTTTGACCCTTCTTATCTGGTGAAGCAAAATTTAAACCAAATAACGGTTCTTCTTTGAAAAATCCAATAGACGTCACATTATCGTCCTCCTCTTTCTCCGTAAGGTTCATCGTTAGTTCCTTACTGAAACTTCCACCATAACTTTCAGTTCTAACTCCGGCTCTTGTAAATGGCTCGTTCCTTCCGTCGCAGTTATAACTCGCTAGCCCTCCCCCATCCTCCCCCGAGGCAAATAATTTCTCGGTCACTACCCACGCACCAACCGCGCAACGAGCAAATTTCGGTGCCACAATAGTAATAAAATTATGAAGGGTGCCAATATCTGCGAATTTTGTTTTTGTCGCACAAAATCGTATAAATCCTGCCTCTTGTTTATCAAACAAATCCAATATAGGTCTCAACGCCATCACGTCCCGCACCTTCGTCGGCGCAACTCGCTTCTCCATCGTATCCGCTATTCTCGCCCTCGCCCTCTGTGATTGAAACGCACTCTCATCAATACCCAGTATTTCCATCAGTTTACGCGCCAATCCGCTCCTCGCCAATAACTTCACTTTTCTCATAGGAGCCATTTTGCTACTCTGTAAGTTCATCATCAGTCGTCTATCTGCGTCTGTAAGCATCGGTGATTTCATCAGTCTCATATACGCCCTCTGTGGTTGCCTCTCAATCTCCGCCACTACCAATTGTAATGGTTCGGCTTCTTGCGCGAATTCGCCTTCTGGTTTTCTCGGCTGTTCCGCTACTAACTCTTGCCTCAACTCAACCCTAGCACTTGCGGGGGCTACGATTTTAAATCTCGGTTTGCGCTTCTTCGGTGCTGGCGGGGCTGGTTCGGGTTCTCTCGGCGGGGTCGCTTTCATAACCCGAGAGGTTCTAAATGTGGCCGGTGTTTCCAGCGGTGGCGGTTCATCTCGCCCATCACGCACCGCCTTCGCCCGTTCACGTTTCGCCTTCGCGGTCTGCTTCTTCTTCGCTTCTCTCGCCTCTATCTGCTGACGCTTCTGCTCCAACTTCGCATCAAAAATCGCTTTCCACTCTTCAATCGTATACGTTTTACCAGCACCCATCATACCGCCCCCTTCAAACGCCGCATTATATACCGGAAAAATGGAGTGTGACGCGATTAAATAGTCCTTCTCCTTGCTCGGATTGTAAAAGTCGGCTCTGCTCGCATTCTTGCGGATTTCAACATTCGGCGCATATTGTCCCATCAAAATAAACAGCGGGTCGGTATCCAAATAAACACGGTGGTTATGGATGTCCGCATCCAATATGTATTTCTTCTCTATGGATGGATTGTAAGTTATCGCCTCATCAATCAATCCCATATCCAAAAAGCGGTCTGCGATTGAGCCTGCGAGAGATGAGCCCACCCCAACATAATAATATTGCGTCATAGGATATTGCTTCTGAAAAACCATTAATTTCTGTAAGTCATCTTGAAACCGCGTCGTCATACGAAAATCCTGTTTAGCACCAATCACCGCCCACGTGTATAAATCCGTCCAACTCTTCACATCCGTCCCGCGAATACCCACCATTATCACGTCCTCATCATCCTTCAAATAAAACCGTAATGATATGTCATCTTCTATCAAATCAAAATCGGGTAATTCTATCGCCTGTTGCTGGTTATACATACTTCGCGAGAGATTAAACGCATTTAGTCGTCCCTGCTCCACAGTCGCTCCATACGCATCATAGTCTGGCGTGAATGTCTGTATACCCGCTTTTGTCATATCACCCGTCGGATTAAACAACGACTTTCCGGCTTTAGCCAGCGTCCATTCAATAGCCCCCTCACCGACTAATTCATCATCAAACGGGTCGGGTGCGCCCATCTTCTTCGCCATCGCCGTCGCCTCGCCCTGCTGGTCGTTCGCTTCACTCAACAACGATTTCCCCGTATTTTTAAGCAACTTTACGATATTCTGGTGTTCCTTATAATAATCCCCCTGCTTCATTTCAACGGGTTTTGCGCCTCCGCCCCTACTACTCTCACTAGCAACACTATCGGCGTCGCTGTCTTCCATATCGTAACCCAACTTTTTCAAATTCTCATCCCTCCAACCCTTTTCCATCTTCAGCACCTTCATCGCCAATTTCTTCCATTCGGGGTCTTTCAAAAGTCCTAACTCCTCTTCAGTTTCGGTGTCATATACTCGTCTGTTTCCAATCCCTAACGGGCCACTTATTGCTTTTTTATATGGCCCAAGTGGTAAACCGACGCGTTCTCCTTTTTCGTTCTTCGGTGGAGCATCTACAAAATATCGTTCCATTTTAGATAGGATAACCTCTATTACGTCTACCTCCTCTTCGTCTTCATCGCCTTTACCACCACCCACCGCCACTACCCCCTGTTCTCCTATCTGTGATACCATATCCTCTATAGAATTTTCGTCGAACCCCTGCTCCTGTAAATCCTTGCGATACGCGTCTATTTGCGCCGAGCGTTCTGCTGGCGATAATGCCTTGAATGACTCCGCTGCGTCTGATTTCTCCTGTGCTCGTAATTGCTCTATCTGCTCGTCGAGGTCGAATAGTGTCTGTCCTTCGCTGTCCTCTTTATAACTCTCCAGTATTGCTATTCTTTCCGCAACGGGTTTTGCGTCGAACTCAGCCTTATCAGCGTCCGCTTCATTTATCGCCCCTTGTGCGTCCGCCTTTAATCGAGCATCATATTCGGCATCTCGCTTTGCTTTTTCGGCGTTTTGAAACATCATCATATCCTTAAACTCCTGCTGTCCTCTCAAACTTAATTCCTTCAGTCTGTTCTCAACCCTAACCTTTGCTTCACGCATCTTTGCCAGTCTCGCTTTGTCTGGTTCTATTCTCACGGGTCGTTCGCCCCTTATCACAGTCTTTCCCTTCTCTTCCTCTGCTATGTCCTTCGTCACCTTCTCCAACGCATTTTGCGTCGTCACTTTATCCAACACCAATTTACTTTCTTTCCAATCAATTAACTCCTGTCCTTTTAGGGTGCGGGGGTCTATCTTCGCGAACGCCTTCAACTGCCCTTTCGTCCAACCTTCATCTTCATACCCTTCCATAACACCCTCATCCTGCTTGTCAGCGACGAATTGACGCAATTGTCCGTATATTTCCTTCGCCCTATCTTCGGGTATGAAAATGAAAGGGTCATCTTGAAGTTGCTTTAATGTGCCGTCCACATCTTCACTTTCCCCCTTTTTCAGTTGCTCCACACCAGTCCATAACTTTACCCCTGCGTCGCTGAACTCCTTAAACGATGGTTTCAGTTTTGCTGCGAAAATAGGATTCGGCACACGGATATAATAAACCTCCTTCTCGGTCTCCTCCTGTGTTTTAGCACCCCTATTCCAACGCAACGTCCTTTTTCTATTATACGCTTCAACTGTCGGGTCGGTCGTATCTGCTTTCCACATCCCACGCGGTTTCCGTATGATAATCATCGGATTTTCCTTATCTCTCACGATACCCGCCTCCGCCTCCTCTTTTTTGATTTGCTTGATGAGTCGCTCCTGCTGGTCTGCGGCATATTTATCTTTATTGAAACTCTGGTTCCACGTATCCTCGATGTTTGTTTTCAACTGGTTCATCGCCTTCGCCACCGGCACAACAATATTCTTCATTACCTTCTTTTTGCTTTCTTCTTTACCCTCTTCGCTAATACCGAGCAATCCTTTTTTTTGTTTCTTCGGGTCATCTTCTTTACCATAAATTAAATCACCGATGCCTTTCTGGACTGCCTCCCTCACCGGCTTTAGGACTTCGGCCGCCGCCGCAACACCACTAGGCGCTTTCGGTTCTGCTTTAGGGGCGGCGCCACCTTGACCTCTCGGAGCCCTCGGCGGTGTCGTTGCCCTCTCTCGAATGCCCTCTGATTCTTGTCTTATTACTTGCCGGCGTTCATTCAACTCTCGCAATTCTCGCTGAAGACGCGATATTTCCATCTCTCTCTGTAATTTTTCCATATCTCGGTCGGCTTGCGATTCCGCTGCTGCTGATGCGGCAGACTGTGCTGCTGATGCTGATGCTCTTTTTTTGCGTTCTTCCAGTTGTTCTTTGAGTTTTTGTTCCACGTTCATCCCACCGTCCAATTCATCAGCCCCCCAATTCTCCGTCGGAGCCTTAAAATCCTCCATCTGTTTCTTCCAGTCCTCTTCGCTGATAGGCGTGCTTTTCTTCCGCTCATTATGTTTCACCAGCCCCTTCTTCACATCATCCCAAAAGCCCTCACCTTTCGCATCAAAAAATACCGCCTGATGTTTCCGATTATGCTCTTCAATCGCCTTTTCCAAGTCCGTCCATTTGAAATCCGCCCCACCTTTCGCATCAAAAAATACCGCCTGATGTTTCCGATTATGCTCTTCAATCGCCTTTTCCAAGTCCGTCCATTTGAAATCCGCCCCACCCATACTCTTCCACCACCCATCAAAATCCGCAAACTTTGCCCTTGAACGAGCATCCTCCTCGTCTCTCTTTCGCTCTGCGTCTTTGTTTTCCTGTCGCATTCTTTCAAACATATCACCTATTCCTTCATTAGGCCTTAAGCCGTCCCCTCCATACGCATTCTCTTCCAAGTCAGCAATCACCTTATTCTTATCCAATATAATCTTCGTGAGTTGTTTATTCGTAAACGGCTTCCCACCACCCTCTTCATCTTCTTCATTCTCTCCGCGTCCATATAATCCACAGCAATTATATTCATCTTCTTCGCATCGCCCGATTCCGGCACCTCTTAATGGCGCACCAACCGCAAAATTACGTGTCTCGCGGCGGCCACCATAACCCAGTCCACCAATAGAGGGCGTATAATCCAACGAGCGATTGTAGTTGCCACCATTACTATCATTCTGTATTTCTCCACGATACATTTTATACACACTTGTCTTATTTTGTTTTTATTACAAATTGTAGTCCTAAAAACAAGCAAAATCTCTCGGAATCATCAACGGCAACCAAAAGAAATACGATTGTCGCGGTCAAACGGGCGGATGGTGACGGAGGGAGCGGGGCAAAGAATCCGGCCAACCTTCACGAGAGATTGAACGACGGGCTTAATAGGAGGGCGAATGACGGGCATTTACAAATAATACTGGTTTTGTCTTTATATTATGAGCCGCAAGAAACGCAAACATCATCATCCAAACAAGGAATATTCTGATAATCAAACTGCTCGGTAACATCCTCGACGATAATACAAGGTTCACAATTGAGGGTGCCAACAATATTCGGCTTAATGGTATTGCGCTCCAATCTCTCGGAAATCTCTCGGGCTTTCTTATATTCCTCCATCAAACAGATACTCAATCTCTCGTTCTCGGCAACCAGTCTCCTCACTTTATCCTGATACTCCTCTCTTATCTCCGCCTCTTGCGCGGTCAGCATCTCCGTCAGTTCACGAATGGTAATCGTCTTCGTCATTCTCTCGTTTATGTAATTATCTCTCGGCATTCTTTTATATTCTATTCATCGGCGTCGTCCCACCACTCTCTTTCAGTATCCTCCGGCTCCTCTATCGGAGCAGTCCATTTATCGTCTGGTTTATAGACTGGTTTTATTATTGCGGGAAACTGGTAATAGTCTATTTTATGAGGATGCTCCATTTTATAAGATTAGTCCCTTGTTTTTAAGCAGAAATTAACGCGTTATATGTGGGGAAATATTACGATTAAGTGCCAAAATAAGATAATTACTATAGGATTATTGTGAGATTATTACGATTAACTCATTTTTAGACATTTTCTCGTTTTTTAATCTGATTAATAAAAATGACACCATATATGGTGCGGGTGATACCCGTGATGATATACAGGGAGAATATTACTATATGAAAAACAAGAATCTAAAGTATGTAAAGTCTGGACGAAGTCCTTTCAATTTCAACTCCATTTCTTTATGAGAATCAAGTCTAAACTAAAATCTGCCAACGTCAACATAATCACACACCAACGACTCACATCACACTAAACGGACTTAAAGCGATTAGTATACATTATTCATAGTGATAATTACTCGTATAAGTATGTATCGTATTGAGGTTATTGATGGCGTGGCGACTATGGTTGCCCGCGATGCTCCTGCTCCTGCTCCCGAATCTGTGCCTTTTGCCCGCTCCGAGGACACGATAGTCATTCGTCCTAATAAACCACTCAAGGTTATACCCCCTGAAACCGAAACTGAAGTGGAACTGGAAGTGCGAGAGATTGATGAGGAAGATGAAGAACCCGTGCCTGATGTTGCTCCGCAAAATATCGGTGTTGAAAAATACCGATACCCTAACACCCTCGAAGGAGTTGTGGAGGAGTTTGCTAGAGCGATGATTAGAGAAGATGAAGAATGCTCCGTCAAAAAGACCGAATTATATGAAAACTGGAAGAAGTGGTATCAAGTCCAGCACGGAAAGCATATCCCTAAAGCCAACAAACTTTATGATTATATGACAAATCGGTTCGGAAAACTCACGACGAAGGGGTGGCCTAAATGTAGTATTGACTATGATGATGAGGAGGAGGAGGAGGACGCGCGGGAAGTTGTAATCCCCGCCGAGTTTGTATACGAACCGATGGTGGAATATGGAGGACAAAAAATATACAGACACGAAACTCATAAAGATTATGGTTGCTGTTTTGAAACAGGAGAAATATACCGTTTTAATCATAAAAAAAATGTAGTCGCTGGAAAGTTAGCGGTGAATATCAAAAATGGAATAACTCTATCATTAGGGTTTGATGAAGAAGGAAATAGAAGGCAAAAACACTATGGAACGCATAACTTCGTGGGGGAAGTCGCCCTTCATCACAAAAAAATCAAGCAGGTTTCATCACTTCATACCAAAATTGCGATTAATACTGCGTGCGAAGCCTATAAAAAACGACCATTCATCAAACTTTATCCGGTGGACTGTTTAGCCCTTACGACTGATGGAACGATTGACCCGAATAAGAAACGACCATATGACCCGATGGGTTATGGAGGAGCAGGAATGAGCGATGGGGCATCATTACGAGACCGTGTAAAAACTGCCGACCAAATTGACGAGTTTATGGCACAAATACGGCGCGAAAATGAGAAACTCAAAAACAAAATTGAATCTAGAGACGAGGAAATTAAGAAACTGAAGGAACAATTACAAGAAAAGAATGATGAAAACAACCGACTCAAAGATGAAATTGAGAGATACAACGAACACTCAAAATCACCCCTAAAGGCTGGCGCGATTCAATTACAAGAACTCCTTATGACCGAACACCAAGGCACGACCGTCTGGGAGATGCTTCAATTTTGCGTTAAAGACATAACTAGAGGATGTGTAAAGGAGGACTATCAATATGAGCGAGACGACGACCTCATCTTCGGTTTGCCTGAATGCGGACTGCCTGATAGAAATGAAATTATTACCCGATAAGTCGGTGGATTTGTTTGTATGTGATTTGCCGTATGGTTGTTTGAATGATGGAAAAAAGGTTTACTGGGACGTAAAAATAGACCTCGTTGCGTTATGGCGAGAGATTGAGCGTCTATGTAAAAACGAACACACCCCCGTTTTGATGTTTTGTAATGCGAAATTCGGTGTTGAACTGGTGAATTCAAAACCAGACTGGTTTCGGTATGATTTGATATGGGATAAGGAGGTGGGGGTATCATTTCTCTCGGCGAACAAGATGCCGTTGCGTTGCCACGAACTAATATACGTCTTCGCGAAAAAGTCGGCGTTTTACAAGCGGATTGATGAATACAAGGAGGGGATGATTGCGCGGTCGCGAAAAACAAGCAATCCACGGGGGAAAAATTTCTTACCGAGTTCAGTCGGTATTTCACAACCAGATAATATACAACAAGAAAATATGAGATGCCCCTTATCCATCATCCGCGACAGACTGGATAGATACAAAAGCCACCCGACGGCGAAGAGCGTCACACTTTACAAATGGTTAATCTCTCGGTATTCTAATGAGGGGGACACCGTCCTAGACCCGACCGCGGGCAGTTTCAACTCGGGACGAGCGTGCGCTGAATTAAACCGGAGTTATATCGGAATTGAGAAGGACACGACGTTTTATAATGCTAATAAGATATAGAACAATAACCGCCATAATAAATATCCGTCGGAGAATGGCGAAATGTATACACGGGGACTGTTTGGAAGAAATGAAATTATTACCCGATAAGTCGGTGGATTTGTTTGTATGTGATTTACCGTATGGTTGTTTGAAGCCACAACACGGTGACGCATATAGAATGGAGGGGGGTGTTTATAGTGCTGCTGGTTGTGCGTGGGATGTGAAAATAGACCTCGTCGCGTTATGGCGAGAGATTGAGCGACTTTGTAAAAACGAAAAAACACCCGTGATTATGTTTTGTAACGCTCGGCTAGGCGCGGAGTTAATCCAGAGTAAACCAGACTGGTTTCGGTATGATTTAATTTGGAACAAGGAGATAGGCACATCATTTCTTTTGGCGAATAAGCAACCGATGAGGTCGCACGAACTAATCTATGTTTTTGCGAAGAAGAGTGCTTTTTATAAACGAATTGATGTTTTTAAGGAGGGGATGCCCGCTGATATCCGTCCTAACCAGTCAAGAGGCAAATCTCGCACAAATAATCTTATACCGTCGGCGGCGGGTATGGGATATACCGACTACGCTCAAGAGGAAAATAAGCGATGCCCCTTATCAATCATCCACGACCGTCACATTGGGAAAAAATCGCACCCGACGGGGAAATCAATCACCCTTTACAAATGGTTAATCTCTCGGTATTCTAATGAGGGGGACACCGTCCTAGACCCGACGGCTGGCAGTTTTTCATCGGGACGTGCCGCGATTGAACTGAAACGCAGTTATATCGGGATTGAGAAGGACGATAAGTTTTATAATGAGAATAAAATTGATGCTCCCGCGTGATTTTTTCCACCAGAAAAAATTGAAATGGAATGAATGATACGTATCATATGATACACATCATTTCGCGACGATGACGACTGACAAGGTTATATTTAATGAGTGGGACGAGGAACAGTTTCGTTTTGAAAAACGACATTCACAATACAAATTAATACGGATTACGGGTGATTGTATCAACTGTAAGAATGAACTAACAAAAGGAAAGGCGGTGACGCACAACGACGAATACACAGAAGAAATTGAGGAAGGCGATTGGATTTGCTTGGAGTGCTTTGAAAGTGGATGCTAATCCTCAATAAACCGACGGCCGGCGCCCATTTCATTAGGGTAAGTCAGTTTCATAAACTCCTTGACAGCCCTAGCGGCGATTTCTTCGCTATCATAATATCCGAGATTATGACTGAAAGTCTCTTTAGGGTTATTATCCTTCGTCGTGACGACACAAGCGAAAAATCGCTTATCTTTTTTATTCCACCTCACCGACCAGTATTTGCTATTGTTTTTCATATTGTTCGCATTTGCTCGTTGGCAGCACCATCGGAGATTTTTGTAGTTGTTGTTACATTTGTTTCGGTCAATATGGTCGATGACTGTATTTAAGGGGTTGGTATTCCTGATGAAAACCATACCGACGAGGCGGTGGACGAGCATAGAAATAAACGAGCGTGGAATGGCGAGTTTTGCTGGACGGCCGAAACCAGAGTTCGGTCTTAATAAATTACCAGAGGCATCCTCCGCCCGATGAAGCGCAAGACACAAATAACCGTGTGAGGGTGATAAAGTCTGCGTCATAATACGGTTTTGAAGAAGGTTCAATATCTCACCACGACGATTTACGGCATAATTCCCCTTTCGGACGCCGAATCTCTCGTCAACCTCCACGAATTTTCCCATAAAATTCTCCTCGTCAATCGCGACGGAGGGCGACACGGCAACCTGATTTCCCGCGATATCCGTCGCGACGTTCGGCACGCGAAAGAAGGCGTTAATTTGTGCTTGAGTGATACGAGGCATTTTATTATATCCTATAAAGATAATTACTCTTTATATCGTTTGTAATTATCTTTTTTTACCAGCAAGTCCATCCGAAACAGACGCACGTCCGAGTTCGTGGTGGCGATGACCCGCGGGGGGTGGATGGAGTGGAGGGGGGTGTAATGCTATCCGAGTCATTATAAAGGAATTTCTCCTTTCTTTTATGTTCTCCCGAATGGTAAGTCATCAGTTTACAAATGTAAAGCATATATATGTTATGACGTTTTCGTTTTATTTCCTTTAGACTTCGGCTGACACGTTTTTTTATAATCCAGCATTTCCGTTTCATCCTGTTCCGTCCACTTATCCACGGCGCGAAGATGCTTTTCCGATGCCAGATGACGCCGAATGATATTCGCAGTCAAATTCATTTTCCCGCCACAATCCGCGCAAACGCGATTATGACCTCTTGAGAGACGTGACGTGAATAAGGCGACGAGAGGTTCAATCCAGTCCTCGTGGCGTTTATATCGTTCATCCTTATATTTTGTTCCTGCGGTGCTTATGCCATAGGGGCTTTGTTTAGGGTAGTAATCAGTCATTATATAAACATAAGGGCGGTATTATGTTTATATATGATGGCAAAGCAAATAGACTATGACGACAATCTAGAAAACCTCTTGAAGGATGAAGCGGAAAAAGCGGAGAGTTTATCAATCCTCCACCGCCTATCGCACGAGAAATACTCATTATATTCAAACGCTATTAATATCCCTGTGATAGTGGGGTCATCGGCGGTTGGATTTATGACGGGTATACAGATTGATTTTGAGGACATCAATATTATACTAGGGATTTTTAGTGTTGTTATAGGGTGTATCAAGGCCCTAGACTCCTATTTTCAATTGGCCCAGAGGTCAGAGCGGCATCGCATCGTATCATTACAATACGCGCAAATAAACCGAAAAATCGCTGTTGAGTTATCATTAGAGCGTGAAGTGCGGATGGACGCGAAGGATGCTCTTAATGTGATTAGGACGGACGTGAAGAACCTAGAAGAGTTAGCACCGATTATACCCGATGACATTATAGACAAATACAAGGAGCGGTATCCGAAAGTGGACGGCGAAAACATAAAGCGTCCAGCATTAACGAATGGCCTGACAGAGGTGGTGATAAATAAGCCGGACGCTAACCATACTGTAAAGGCTGATTTGGTTTTACGGAGTAGGAGACAATCGCACGACATCGTAGATGAAATCTCTCGGAATACTGATTTGGAAGTTATAAATATCCCCCTAGGCGACATTAAAGACGGTGTATTTAGTGCTTGATATAGATATTTTGCTGTGTGCTGACGCTGTGAGCCATACCATCCGCAATCACCTTATTCTTTTCTTGCGCTTCTAACAGATGGTCGGTAGCAAAAATCGTCCTAATCATCGCACAGCCGACCTTTTTAGGGGCGAATACACGATTGAGACAGCGGGTAATGGAATTGCCGATATCAAAGGGACGTCCAGAAACAAATAGGAGAAACGGGAATGTTTTGCCTTTTTTTAGGTCAATCCCCATCGTAGGAAGTTCACCGTCGGTTTTTCGGGAATTAATGTAAAACCAGAAAATCTCCATCACGTCCTCGGGGATTTCGGCTTCTTGTAGGCCGAAGGACTTGAAGGTCTTGAATTTTTGGAAGATGAACTTATTTTCATCCAGAATGAGATAATTCACGCCATTATCCAGAGGCTCGGGGCGTTTTTGAGAGATTACCATTTCTAGGTAGTCCTGATTACGCCGAGGGAGCATTTTCACATAAAGGGTGAGGACGACAAAGTGAAGGAGAAAAGTGTATTCGTATGAATGTTTTACGCCCCCTTGTGTTTGTATGAGTTTGAAGGTGGTATACATTTCATCCCATTTATCTATGATTTCATCCCACGTCGTCCAGTTATCCTGTTGTTTCGGTGATTTTTTGCCCTGTGTGAGGGTGTGTTCTCTCGCGACGCCAATCAATCTCTCGTGATATGTATCTATTCTCTCGGCCATTTCGTCGTCGGGGATAGGGTATGTGAGTTTGAGCGCGGAATGGACGGATGTGTAATAAACCCGCTGTGTATTTTTTGAGTATTTCGTTAGTTTTTTTTCAATCTCCGGAAAAGAGAATAGAAAGTGAAGATTATCAATAGGGTTTTCGTCGTTTAAAAGTTCAAGGTTGCGTAAATAACAGACCCTAGACGTATCAGCGAGACCGTAGTCGGCCATTTTTGCGGACAGTTCGTCCATAAAGGGGGTGGATTTGAAGGAGCGAGGCATAATGTATCCGAAGGTGATATACATTATACAATTTTTCGTTTTATACCTGATTAGATATTTACCGAGCGACCTTCTCCTATGGAAAGGAGCGTCTAGCGACCTTAAAAGAAACCGACGCGAGGGACGTAAACGCGGAAGTGACAAGAGCCGCTGAAGTTGACGATGGCTCCGGCTTCATCGACGGCGTTGAGGGTGAGGACGGCGGTGGCGGGAGGGCCGGCGCCGAAAGCGATACGACCAGCGTATTTAGCACCGATGGTAGTGGGACCAGCGGCGGCGGGGACGGCGGGAAGGACATACCACGCCTCGATGATACAAGCGGCGGCCTGTGCGGCGGAAGTGATATTCAAAGGAGAAAGATTGACTGCGGTAGTGCCGGCGGCGAAAGCGCCAGCGATACCGAGAATAACATCAAAATTTGCTGGGGTAAGACCAGCATAAGCACCAGAGCCATAGGCAAAAGTGGTTCCAGCGCCGGCACTAGAGTCAGCCGGAATGGCAAGTTGAGATTCACCGAGAGCGTTGAGAGACATTTTGAATTATGTTTTATGGTAGTATTATTCTTTTGTTTTTATATATAATTTCGTATAAAAACAACCACAACGATAGTTTATATTAATATAAACCACAAATGAACGTCATCGCACAACAACCAAGCAATCCAGAGGCCTCTGCCGTTTTTAATGAACGGAGTGGTAGTGCTAAACTGAAGAAAATCATAACCGAGCCGATGAGTGATGCGGATATTGAGTTGTATTTGCCACAGGCGAAGGTGCTGATGTTTCGTGAACTGAAAGGCTATCCGAATATACAAGCGATATTGAAGCGTCCGAGAGATTATTTTGTATTGTTATACGAGCACACGCCACAGAACGGTCACTGGGTAGGGGTTTTGCGGTATGGAAATACCATCGAGTTTTTTTGCCCCTATGGGACTAGCCCGTATTCGCCGAACAGTTGCCTAGAGTGGAATACACCAGAGCAGAATGCGGTGGTGGACGCGACGTCTAATTATCTAGAGACGATGTTGAATCAAGCAGAGAAGGATGGATTCAAGGTGATATATAACAGAATGGATTTACAGAATAAGAATGGTAATGTGAATACGTGCGGAGCGTTTGTAGTGTTTCGGGTGCTGTGTTTGATGGAGGATGATATGAATCTCTCGGCGTTTCAAAAAGGGATGAAGAAAATCCACACGGCGACGGGGTTGAATTATGATGAAATCGTGGCGGATGCCATAGAAATCCGCGAGTAGGTTTAATTTGAAAAACTCGCGCCGCTTGAAGCCAAGATAACGATTCGCTGGTCGTCGGTTCCGAATTGAACCACGGTTCCCGTAGCAAAATTATTCCTAGTCGCTAGTGTGATGGTTTTGAAGTTTTGAGTAGGGAAGTTGCTGGTTACAAAAGGTAAGGACTCGTTGGTAGTAATAGAAACAGTCCCCGAGGTAGGGATATATTGCCAGAAATCATATGGGGCATTCACAATTTCGTCAGGCTCACGAAAGAAAGTCGGGGCGGCGGAACCGAAATCATAGGCGCAATTTTGAGGTAAAGTAAGACCGTTTAAATCAAGATAGTCGGGGACTCCCACTTTGTAGCAATAATTACTAGTCCCGCCGTTATGCCCGACTATAAAATCAAGAACAGAGCCATTATCAGATAAAAATCCAGTAGCGACTGCGGGTGGTTGGGCGAGGATAACGGTAGGTGTGGTTAGCATATCACTTAAATTAAATGTGTATACGGGGTATTCAAAAGTCACGGGGTCTTGATTACAACCGAAATAACAAGTAACCCCTGACAATTGATAACCAGAATTAACGGTGGCGGGAGGGGTAAAGCCAGCAATTAGGGCTGTTGAGGGGAAAACGAGAGAGACATCATTATAAGCAAGAAAAGGGCAGGAAGAGCCACCGATGACATTAAAAAGGCCAGCAAATACAACTCGGTCATCCAGACACCATAAAAAATTGACTTGGGCGTCAGCGTCTATAAAACTTAACCATTTGACGTTTAAGAGGGTTATAGTGCCTTGCGGGCAAAAAACCGCGGTGCGGAATGCGGGTTGATTAGGGGATATATTTGATATGATATCTGTAAAATCGCCACCTAAAATAAAAATGGGAGCATCAGCGGGGGTATAATATGTGTTGGATTGAGCGGTGATAGTCCTTACTTGTTGATTCACCCCGTAAAAACCGAGATTCGGAGGGCTGGAGGGGTCGAGCATCGAGATAGGGAAAATCACGCTAGTAGTCGCATCTATAACAACAAAATTTGCCACGGGACTCGGCCACGGATTAGAGCCATCATAAGAACCGAACACGCTTGCTTCAAAAGAACCTCCGACAGCAACTAGATTAGGGAAAAGTGGTGATTGATATACGACATTAACAAAATAGGAGGGGTTGGCAAGAAATTTTACGAAACTGATAGGGGACTGAAGCCCCGCAACCGAACTGGCACACCTAACTTCGCACGTATTCGTGACAAGATTAATACCGCCCGCGATATATGAGGCGATATCGGCCTTGTAAATCATAGATGAAATAGCGAAGGCGGGTGATGCTATAGGGGTTAATTCGTTTGCTCCGTCGCCTCCTGAATTGATAAGGATGACTTGCTGGCCTTCACGCTGGATTTCTGCGAAAGGAAAAGTGTTGGTTGAGTTGGTTAGGATGGGTTGATAAACGGAGCGAAATTCTTGCTCGGTGTAAGGGGTTGTTAACTTACCGTAATGTAATTCTTGAGTGATACCGAAAATCCCTAGATTTGATGTAAGACTCATCCCCGAGGTAGCGACGACGGTGAAAGCACCTGTGGTATTATTTTGAATAAGGCCACCAGCGCCAGCGGTAAAACTAATACCGCCTGTTGTTGCGGTTGAAACGATACCCGCGGATGCCACCGTTGAAACCGCACCCGCGTTTGCGAAAAATTGAAGGGCGCCACCTCCCGTCATCGCCGCCGTCGCTCCTGCTTTAGAAATTAAATTTAAAGTCCCTGCGCCAGTTGAAGCGGCGGTAGTTATCGTCATCGCTCCCGTGCTGGTTTTGAGGTCATTACCGTTCAAATCGAAGGGTCTAAACGAATTATTTTCATTATCAGCACCGTTGAGGCGAAAGACGAGTTGATTGTTGTTTGGTGTGTTGATGTTGGTATAGAAGTCGATACTTCCGTCAGTATCACCTGCGGTGGCGGTAGTGGCGACACATTCAATTTTTGCGAAGGTAGTATCCACAGCATTAAAGTTTCGTGAATTGAATTGGAGTGAGGAGATGACATCGTTAGACGCGGCGTTTCGTCCTGTTTTATTGGTGCGAATAGTGACAGCACCAGCAGAAGCGTTGTTGTTATTAAATCGTGCGATAGGTTGTGCCGTCCCACCTGCGGATGTTTGAACTGCGTGTAGTCCACCAGCACCAGATACATTTACATTACAGTCTTGCCCTGCGAGTGGTGTTATATCTATGGTAGATGTAGTGCTGGTGATATCTTGAGTGCCGACGTCTAGTGCGCTTGTGAGGGGACTTCGGAGATTGACGATAGGTGCTGGCGTCGTTCCAGTAATCAGGATATTATTTCCACCTGTGACGGATACAACGGTTCCACCGCCCGCAATTGTATCAACATAGAGTTTATTACAGAGGTCATCGGGGTCAACTGGCACGATAGGGGTTTTCGGACAATCGCTTCCGTAAAAATTAGAGCCGGTATACACGTTTGTTCCTGCCATCACGGCGGCATAGCCATTATTAGGGATACTTGCCATCTTTATTATAGATATGACGAGTATTTTGTTTTTATTATTAATTGTATCGGTGATTAATAATAAAAACAACAGATAAATATAAGTATAAAGATGGCGAGTATTCCTAATAATGGTTATGCGGCCGTGATGGCAGGGACAAATGTGTATACCGGTTCAAATTTCTATGGGAGCGATTGCCCGAAGACCCCTATTGTGCCGACTGACCCTGATGACTTGTGTAATAGGGCGTTTGTGTTAGGGGCTATTCCGCCTCCACCGCCGACGCCCCCTGTGACTGAATTTTCGTATACAAATACGAGTAACGCGGTTGTGCCAGTTGTGGCACCGACGGCGTCCGGTCAAAAATTAAATTTATTGGCGTCGGGATTAAATTTGGGTTCGTGGTCCACTTTAGCAATAGCAAATCCGTTTCTATCTCCACAGGCGGTTACGGCTTTTTTTATAGACCAGATTGGGACAGTTTGGGTGGCGACACAGCAACTAGGGGCATACACCGTCGCAATATTACATCATTTTTCAGCAGATTTGGCAACATATTTGGGAGGTGCGTCTTGCCGTTTTCAGATATTACCCTTCGGTGACCCGATAATTAACTCGATAACCGTTTTTGCCGGAAAGATTGTTATTGGCGGAAAATTTGATACCGTCTCCGCGCTTGATGGGACTGGCTCTATTACAACATATAATTTTGCGTTGTTTAATCCCGCAGGATATACCACTATTCAGATGGTGCCTAGTTTATGCGGTGATGCGACTAACAATATATTTGGTGTAAATGGTGAGGTAACCACAGTTTTCGTTGGTGGTTATGGCGGTGTCGGTAATAAAGCCATATTTTTAGGAGGTCAGTTTAATTCAACCCTTCCGAACAACATAGCAGGCTCCACGCAAAATTTGATAATCGCCGACGGCTTTGATTCGTTTTCTGATACGGCACTCACCTTTCGAAACGAAATGAAGGTTCAGGGGGGGTCGGTGAGTGCTATACTTCTCGAAACGGTCGCACCATTCGACGGAATTATTGTGGGTGGAAGTTTCACCACGGTTGGGGTTTCCGCCATTTCACAACCATATTTTACAAAATTAAATGTGAATACTGGCGCCACATATCCGCAATTGATACCGACTTTGAATGGGCCTATAACGGGTATGTGTTACTGTTATCGCAACCCGATTTATTTCAGCGCGGTCAACCCCGATGTGCTTTTACTATCCGGAGATTTTAATTTAACGTCATCGGGCGGTTCAGACCTGACGGCTTATTTTCGTATGTCCTCGAATACGGTATATCCGGCTGTGATAAATCCACCGGCAGGGTCAACAGGGGGGAAAGTATATTCCGGTCCGCGACCGAACGCCTATAATGACGTAAAAGACGCGGTATTATTTGGGGGTAGTAATATTGTGATGACGAATAACTCCGGAACTGGAAATTATTGGGCCAGTCTTGGTGTGAATGGTGGAACGGGGACGGCTATTGCTATTTGCTCGACTAACGCTTTTGACGTGATTAGCGTCCCGTCGCCTAATTTTTGGACTGCGAATAGGTTTGATAATTTTATACGAAAATATACCGCAGGCGTCGGAGCACCAGTCGCAACATTTCAATTACCGACTGCTCGGTTTCGCTCGGCAACTGCCCCGAGTAATATATACCAGAATGCGGTATTCTCCACGGCGGCGGGGGCGCAAGTGTTTTTATCCGGAGCGGATTTAAACTGGTCTCCGGCGGGGGCTCTTACAACGGGACTAACGTTTACTTAATCTTGGATAATTTTTGATGCTGGTTCATTAAATTCATAATGGCTGGCGTTGCGTTCGTCTTCGGCTTCTTCATCAAATGCTTCGTCTTCGCTTTCTGGAATGAATAACTCGGTGTAGCAGGTCACACACAATCTCTCGGTAATACGTTCGTCACATCGTTCACATAGGTCTTTTTGCGCCTGAAGGTCATAGACGATTTGCCGGTCTATGGAGTGAGTGCGGGCGGTGCGGAGCAATTCTTCTAGTTCTTCCACTCGGCGGACGAGTTGATTGATTTTGTTTTGTTTCACGGTGAGTTCGTCCATTTGATATTATACATCCGAGAGATTTATTTATTTCTGTTTCAATTTAATCTCTCGGCGTATGAAAAAAAGACGCTTACCTTCGTCAGTTTTTCCTTACCTTAATTAGTCGCGTCGTCCGAGTTGGCGTTGTTTATCGCGGATGCGGGCGTTGAATTTGAGGAGTTGACTTTCGTCGGGGAGGAGGCGAATTGTGTATCCGCTTTTGTCGGCGTTGATTTTTCGGGCTCCTAGGAGAAACCGGACTTCTTCGGTGTATTTGACGCGAAACTTGTGGTAATACACCTCGGTCGGCATAATGACTTTGTTTCCGTTTGAGCGGTCATATACCATATCGCCGACTTCCACCCACGCGTGCTGGATTACCATTCCACGGCATTCGTCCGCTTCCGCCCACTCGCCCAGTTTGCTCCTCAATTCGCCCATCATCATTCGCGCTCCCTTGTTCCTCATAATTGCGAAAACCCTGAAGTTTTCTTGAAAGCAGGTGCCCGTTTCAAATTCGGCGGGGCGTGATGCGGCTCTTCTGTATCGTTCTTCATCACAAGACCCCTTGAGTTGATATTCAGGGTATTCATTTACGAGGCGAAACATCCCCACTTCGTCCAGTTCTCCGATAACGCGATTGAATGCGGCTCTAGCCATTTTGTATGGTGGAAGGCATATCATCTGCCGAGAGATGGAAAATCATTTCAATTTTTTTTGGAATACGAGAGAAAATGGATATCATCCTAAAACTCATAAAAATTATCGTGAGAAAGTGATGACTTAAAAATAAGAGAATAAATCTCT